GGCGGTAGTTATGGAATCGTCAACAAATCCAGCGGGCTTCAGTACGGTCCGATTACCGCATATGGCGCATCAGGTCAGGCCATATATACGAAATCTGATAACTACGCGAGCAGCGAACACGTCCAGTACGCAGCCATCAGGATGTTTCGGACTGCCCCGCCCGGGGTCACGGCCCCTTGGCAGGCACCAGTTAAAACCATTAATGGAATTTTAGTTGAAGCTGCGACTGATGATGTGGGGCAGATTCAGTATGGCGATCTGGACTTCAGCGGCATAGAAACCGGCTTTACTGTTAAGGCAACTACAGGTCGGGTGATTGGCGATATACAAACGGGGAGAATTCAGTTCGATGGTCTTGGGTCGCCTGACGGCAACCAGTGTGCGGTTGCTATCCAGTCATTCGGAACCGGTCAGGCTGTGCGAGTTACGACGGGCGAAATTTTAGCGAAAAACTGTGGGCTGGCACTGTGGCGGTACGCAGAGTCAGCACAATTCGACACCTCAGAAGTGGCGGCAGTGCGTGCAAGCGCCGGATCAGGTGTAGTTGATGTAGTCAAGGTTACAGGTCCGACAACCCTACGCGTACATTCTGTGTATGCGGAGGGAAACAGCGGGTATGTATACGACATTGATGCGAATGCGCGCCTATACGTCGGTACAGAGTTTGTAGCCAATCCAGGTATCGCCAAGTGGAAGCAGAGCCCGCCAGCGCTGGCAACTGGATGGGCAAATGTCGGTGGCGGCGGCAATCCTCAGTTTGATATCTGCTTAGGGGCAGAAGGGGCTTTCTCAGCTGGCTTGCTTACCCCCGGAGTAGGTGCAGGGCAAACTGTTTTCACGTTGCCTGCATACCTACGCCCCAACGCAACGGTATCATTCCCAGTGACTTACTTGGAGACGACGACCTTGACTCCGAAGACCACCTCTCTTTACGTCGAAAGTGGCGGTAATTGCTCGATTACGGAGCCAGTGGCGAATATCTATCAACTCGCATTGAGCGGCGCCGCTTGGAAGTTCTTTTATAAATAAGGTCATCGAGCTATGCCTACGTCAATAACACCCACAAACTACCCAGATTTTTCGGGTATATCTCTGTCTACTCTAAATACACTTTTCTCTGGCATAGCATCTATTCTTGCTCAAAAGATAGATTTGCGGGGGGGTAGTGTTGGGGCCAATCTTGTGTTCACTGATGGTGCGGTTATCAATACCAAACCCGCCACCAGTGTCGGCACTGTAGTAGGTACTATCTAATGGCTTTCATTCCTATTATAATTACTACTAGAAATGCTAGCTGGGCTATAAATGAGAACTGGCGTAGGATTTACACAGAAATTGGCTATAAACTCCCGATAAGGGGGTTTAGCCAATTGCTGGGAGACTTAGATTTTGAGTCTGCATATACGGTAAAGGGCGTAGCTCCAATCGGAGCTACACGATCTGCCATATCACTACAGCCATATTCGGCCAATCCTGAGCTATTATGAATAAACCTGTCATCGATTACGCCAATCTGCCACACCTTCCTCGTGAGGGAATCCAGACGGCCGGCAACAACGCTTGGTCCACACGATCTCTCTTCCTGGAGACAGCTCTACCTCAGCATGAGACTACAGCCCTCTGGTGTTTGAGTGAGCATGAGGTGTTCGCCCATGGTCGGTGGTACCCCTCTGCCTGGATGGCCTACATACACGCTACTGATGAGTATGATGCTCTCCGCAAGATATGCGGCAATGTGAAGCAGTGGGAGCACATCAAATCCTTCCTTGCCAAGCATCGTCCTAATCATCTGGACATGTGGCAGACCGAGCAGGCATACATTCAGCGGTCAAAGATTAAGGACCGTCTCCTGAAAGAGGTAATGGCCGGAGGCTCAGGCTACACGTCTGCTGCCCGTATTGTACTCCAAATGCTGGAAGGCCAGGGTAAGCCCGGTCGTCCCAAGAAGGAGAAAGAGAAGGTGAAGGATAGTGGTGTTGCTGAGGATGCCGCCCGCATCTTGACGTTTGCTAAATAAAGTGGTAAACTACTTGCATGGCCACCCCAACTGTTGAAGAAATCAGGAAGCAAGCTGAGGATGATTTGTTCATCTTCGCCCAGCTGGTGAACCCTTCGTACTTATACGCAGAGATTCATAAGCTGGTGTTCCGTTGGATTGGCCAAGCAGGTGACCACAAGGACCAGCTGGATCAGCTCTTGCTGCTGCCACGCAGTCATCTAAAATCGCACATCATTGCAACATGGTGTGCATGGTGGATTACGAAGCATCCTGAAACAACCATTCTCTATGTTTCTGCCACAGAGGATTTGGCTACTTCTCAGTTGTACGCTATTAAATCCATCCTGGAATCCCGCACATACCGGCGCTATTGGCCGGAGATGATCCACGAGCAGGAGGGCAAGCGGGAAGAGTGGAGTTTCAAGAATATCAAAGTGGATCACCCTCGTCGTAAGGAGTTGGGTGTCCGAGATAGAACGGTTGCCGCACGGTCTGTGGGCGGTAATACCACAGGCCTACACTGTGACGTTCTGGTGTTCGATGACTTGGTGGTGCCCAGCAACGCTTACACGGAAGATGGTCGAGCTAAGGTAAAAGAAGCCTACTCCCAGTTCTCATCTGTGGCCAATGCTGGGGCCATCACCAAGGTAGTCGGTACACGGTATCATGGTAAGGACATCTATGACCAGATGCTCTCTACTGAGGTTGAGCTGTACAACGACCAAGGTGACATCACCGCTACCAGGAAGATGTTTGAGTGCTTTGAGCGTCAGGTAGAGAATGATGGTGTGTTCCTCTGGCCTCGTACTCAGAATCCTAGGACCCAGAAATGGCATGGATTCAATCACAGCGAACTGGCTAAGATACGTGCCAAGTATTTTGCTGCTGGTGAGAGGGCTCAGTATTACGCCCAGTATTATAACAACCCCAATGACCCTGAGTCGGAGAAGCTGACGAGCGATAGCTTTATCTATTACGACTCCAAATATCTCAGGGAGCAGGACGGTCAATGGTTCTTTAAGGATGAGCCACTGGCTGTGTTTGCAGCCGGAGATTTGGCTTATACCGATGGCGCCCGATCCGACTTCACCGCCTTCGCCGTTATCGGACTGTCGGCTTCGGGCTTTATTTACATCCTTGAACTAGATCAGTTCAAGACCACCAAGTATGAACGCATTTATTCAGCAGCCCTCCGGTTGTTTGAGAAGTGGAAGTTCAAGAAACTTCGGATGGAGACAAACGCTGGTGCCAACCTTGTTGTTGAATATCTTAAAGACAGGGTAAGAGAGGATGGGAAAACTCTGGTGTTTGAGGGGAAAAGGGCGGAAGGTGAAAAGACCGAACGCTGTGCTGCTATTCTTCTCCCCAGGTATGAAACCCAAACGATTCTTCACTACAAAGGTGGGTTAATCACCACCTATGAGGAACAGGTGACACTCTCTCGCCCATCTCATGATGACTTGAGGGATGCTATGGCAGCTGCAGTCGAAATATCCAAGCCTCCCTCAAAACGGGCTCGCCAGCCCAATCAAGATTCTCCCCATTCAGTTGTTGTTAATGTCCGCTTCGGCGGACGGTCGAGGTGATAAGTGGCGAAAGCTTCTGTAGAACTGTGTGGCCTAGAGGAGCACAGCTTGGCAAGTAACATTGTCCAGCTGTACACTCAGTGGAATGCTGGTCGTCAAGTGTGGCTCAAGCGGGTGAAGGAGGTCATTGCTTACGTGTATGCCACCTCTACCCGAGAGACAAGTAATGTGACCAATCCCTGGTCCCATAGTACGGTGATTCCCAAGCTCACTCAGATACACGATAACCTGGGGGCCAATTATGCCTCTGCCCTGTTCACTAGCCGTGAGTTCTTTACGTTTGAGCCTGGGCGGCCGGATGAGGCCAGTTTGAAGAAGCGGACGGCTATCGAGAACTACCTGCGGACCAAGCACGACTACTCCCGCTTCCGTGCGGTGATGAAGCAGCTCTTGGATGATTGGGTACAAACCGGTAACTGTTTCTGCCGTGTCGAGTATATCCGAGAGATGGAGGTAGAGCCGATTACCGGAGCCCCTATCATCACGTATGAAGGCCCTCGGGTCGTCCGCATCTCTCCGTATGACATCGTGTTCAATCACGCTCTGGCCAACTTCAAAGACAGTCCGAAGATTATCCGTGAGCTGATTACTCGTGGCGAATTGATGCGTCGGTTTGAGGACAGCCCCGAAGGCGCCGGGTATGACCCAGCTGAAATAGAACGTATCAAGAAATTTTATTCTGTTGTGTCTGGCTGGAAAGAGGCTGACATCAACAAGAATATCCAGATGCACATGGATGGCTTCTCCAGCCCCAGCCAGTTTCTGAACTCTGGGAATGTTGAGCTGCTTCACTTCATCGGGGACATCTACGACAGCCACGAAGGTGTGCTCCACAAGAGCAAGTTGATCACCATCGTAGATCGCCGCTACGTCCTGCAGAACACCACCCTAGATGATCTTCAAGGCTTTGGCCGCATTTACCATGCAGGCTGGCGTAAGCGGACGGACAACCTCTGGTCCCAAGGGCCTCTGGACAATCTTGTTGGTATGCAATATTTGATCAACCACCTGGAGAATGCAAGGGCTGACGCATTCGACCAGATGCTCAGCCCAGATCGTGTCCACATTGGTGCGGTGGAGATTGAGCGTGATGGTGCCGTGACCAACTACTTTGTAGATGATGCCAACGGCGATGTTCGTAACTTGTCCCCTGATCCCATGGTGCTGAATGCTGATAATCAGATTGCCATGAAGGAAGCCCAGATGGAGGCATATGCTGGTGCTCCCCGAGAGGCCATGGGCATTCGCTCCCCAGGTGAGAAAACCGCGTTTGAGGTGAGCAGCTTGCAGAACGCAGCTGGTCGTCTGTTCCAAACCAAGATTGAGGACTTTGAGCAAGACCTCATTGAGCCTGTGTTGAATGGCGAGCTAGAGGTGGCGGTGAAAAACCTAGCGACAGCTGATCTTGCCAAGGTGCTAGATGATGACTTCGGCGTCATAGAGTTTATGACGATTACTCGTGATGATCTCACCGCCAGAGGCAAGCTGAAAGCGCGTGGTGCTAGCCACTATGCAAAGCGTGCTCAGTTGGTTCAGGAACTGCAGCAGTTTGGTAACATCCTGGCAACCGACCCTAGCTTGGCTATCCACTTCCCGTCCAAGGCTCGTGCCAAAGCCTGGAACGATGCAATGGGTTTTGACCGCCTGGAGTTGTTCAAGGCGTACGGCCAGATTGAGGAAGAGGTTGAGAAGGCACAGCATCAGCAAGCAGCCCAGCAATATCTGGCTGAGTCTGAGGCAGCTGCCACTACAGAAACCGACATACAGCAGCGTCTGGGAGAAGTGTAATGGCTGGTGTAACTAAGCCTGTTCGGTTTGATCGTCGCCTGACCACCGGCTTGGACAGCGGTGGGGTGGAGGAATTTGCCACCAGATGGCAAGCCAGCAAAACCGTACGAGATACACTTACAAAAGTGTTGACACGAGAGCTGGAAGATGTTATTGTTAGTGTAGATGCACCAGATTTTTACACTACTCCTAACTTAACAGAGAGACTTGCATATGAATCCGGCAGACGAAATGCCCTCCGAAGTGCCATTAAGCTCCTCAATCAAGCGAGCTCGGAGGAATCATAAAGCCATCTATGAAAGATGGTTGGCGGGAGAAACGTACCAGCAGCTTGCCGACTCACTAGAACTAAGCAAACAACGTGTTCACCAAATTGTTGCAACACTGAAGGGAAGAGGGGATGTCGGTGGACGGGCCGTCCAAACATCTTACCATGCAAGGCAGTGGTTGTTACACATGGAGTCTCGAAAATCAGCCACAGGGTATGAGCCCAACCAAGACGACTTAGCGACAGCCCAAAGATGCAAGTTCTTAAAAAAGCGCCACAATGCGTTGTCCTCAAAAAATTGGGCATGGGAGATAAAACACTCTGATTTGGTATTCCCAACTCATTGTCCGATTCTTGGCCTGGAGTTAGACTGGTTCTCAGAATCCCGAAAAGAAAACAGTCCCAGCTTTGATCGTGTTGATCCTGGCAAAGGCTATCTTAAGGGCAACGTGGTTATCATGTCGTGGCGTGCTAATCGTATTAAAAATGATGGCACCGCCAGTGAGCATGAAGCGATTGGTGCTTGGCTTCGTCATGCAACTAGTATTGCATGTCAAGGCTAAATTTGGTATAATCAAGACAGAAGCCAGAGAGGTATTGGATAGTCCCAATGCGTTGTCCAGCCTAGCGGACCTGCATGGCTACCGGCGTGCTCTCCGGTCTGTAATTAAACTGTTGTCCAATCAGGACTCAAATGACCATTGATTTTCAGGCCGGCGACCCCGGCAGTAGTGCTGGGCAGAACGAAGCGACCAACTTCCAAGCTCAGGGTGTTTCCTCGGAAACTGGCAATTCGGATGACACAACCGTCTTGCTTGAGTTGAACGGTCGGAAGTTCACCAAAGGCGAACTGGTAAAGAAGATTACCAATGCAGATAGCCATATCAACACCTTGACCACCGAATTATCTGAGCAGCGTCGTCTGCTTAACGATGTGGCTGAGCAGATGAAGAAACAGGTAAATGCGGCGGAGCTTTTGAATCAGGTGAAGAACCAGAATAGTGCAGCGCCCGCTGCGGTTACCAATAGTAATACGGCACCAGCCCCTACGCTGTCTGCTGATGAAGTGGTGGCGGCTGTCATGGGCAAGCTGCAGCAGTCCAATCTGGAAAGCACGCAAGATACCAACTTCAACGCAGTGAAAGCACAGCTTACCCAGGCCTTTGGCAATGCGGTGAATGCTCGTGTAAAAGCAGCGGCTGACGAAGCTGGCATCACGCTAGAGGTTGCTGCTGGGCTAGCTCGCACGAGCCCCAAGCTGTTCCTCAAGATGTTCCCCGAGCTGTCCGGCAAGCCCCAAGCATCCGTGCTTCCTGGCCGTGGACAGACCAACACCCAGTCGTTTGCAGCCCAACAGCCCGGTCCGTCAGGCTTTGTTAAGGCTAAAACCGGCAAGCAGAAAGTCGAAATCTACCTCAAGAAACTTCAGGACTTGGGCATCTAACCCTCCTGAACTAAGGAAATCAAATGGCAAATACTACCCAGAACAGCGGCCCGATTATCAAGGCACAGGCCTTCAGCGAATTCATGCTGGAGCATATCGAAGACGGCTTCCTCCCGGAAGGCCTCTATCGTGACGTCTCCGACTTCGGCGATGGTGACACCCTCTTTATCCCCGTAATGGGTGAGACGGTCATCCGTGATTATGTCGAGGACACCGGGGTTGAGTTTGACCCGATTGACACCGGCCAGATTACTCTGACGATCACCGAGTATGTGTCGGCTGCCACGTACGTCACTGACAAGCTGAAGCAGGATGCTTACAAGGCTTCGGCCCTGGAAGCAGCCATCCCCACGGAGCATCTGCGTACCATCCGTGAGCGCTGGGAATCCGACCTGCTGGCTCAGGCCAACAAGCAGACCCTGGGCTCGCCCAACCTGATCAACGGCTTTGCACATCGCTTCGTGGCTTCTGGCACCAACAACGTGCTCACCCTGGAAGACTTCGCCTATGCGAAGCTGGCGGCGGATAAGGCTGGCCTCCCGGAAGAGGGCCGCATGGCGATCATCGACCCCATCTCCGAGATGGCGCTCAACTTCCAGATTGGTGCGCAGGCGTTCATCAACAACCCTCAGTTTGAAGGTTTGGCACAGACGGGCTTCGGTACTCAGAAGCGCTTTTTCCGCCACATCTACGGCTGGGATGTCTACATCTCCAACCGTCTGCCGAACGCGACGGAAACCATCACTGGTGGTCCTGGCGCTGGTGCTCGTGCAATCACGGGCGGCAAAGTTAACATCTTCGGTGTGTTCTCCGATGACCAGCACACTCCGTTCATGGGTGCATGGCGTCAGCAGCCGACGACTGAGGGCTTCCGCAATGCCACCTGGAAGCGTGATGAGTATAGCACCACGGCTCGCTGGGGCTTTGGCCTGCAGCGTCCTGAGGCACTGATCAGCATCATCAGCTCGGCAACCCTGTACAAGTAAGCATGTGTGGGGGCTACGGCCCCCACCATTACCAATCTCAAGGAGTAGTTTATGGCAATTGAATACACTGGTGCTGGTGGCGTACGTCACAATTATGGCCCCATCTCCACGGCGGCTGACTCGTCCGGTGGTGTTGTTTCTCGTGAGTCTGTTCGTGGTGATTTCCATCAGCTGGAAATTGATTTCGATGCGGCTCACCTCCCGGCTTCCGGTGCTGGTTCTCTCAGCACGGCTCAGATCAACGATGCCCTGGTGGGCGGCGTGCGTATCCCGGCTGGCAGCCTCATCACTCGTGCCTATTTGTATGTGGGTACGGCGTGGGTTGGCGGTACGGTGCTGACGCTGGGCTTGACCAACGCCACCACTGGCGCTGTCGTGTCGGCCACTTCGGTGGTTGACGCCACGCAGGGTGCAGTGGCCAACTTGACGGCTGGCAGCTGGCGTGCTGGCAGTGTCACGGGTGCAGTTGTTGCGGTGGATAGTGTCCTCACGGCAACCCCAACGGGCACGTTTACCGCCGGCAGCGGCAAGCTGGTTGTGGAATACCTGCGCGGCGTGGGTTAATCCTTCCTGGTTGTACTAAGGGCTGTGCGTCCCTGGCTTTGCTGGGTGGCTCACGGCCCTTTCTTTTGGAGCTAATATGGCTATCAAGAATATTCTTCAGTATGTCCAGGCCTGCCTCTCCACGATGGACAGTGACGAGGTGGACAGCATCGGTGAAACTGCCGAAGCCACGCAAGTTGCCAATCTCCTGTCAGATTGCTACGATGAGTTGATACAGCGGCAGGAGTGGGAGTTTCTGAAAGGGCCTGTAACGCTGATAGCTGGCGTCAATCCCGCCCTCCCAACTCAGTTCACCCTCCCGACCAACTTGCGTCACCTCTATTCGGTGTGGTACAATACAGGCGTAGATGGAAATCTACGTCGCCAAGAAATCTGCTATCTTTGCCCTGAGGAGTTTCTTCGTCGGTATGGTAGTGGCCCTGTTAATAGTGACAGGCAGTTGGTGACGGTGGGTAACCAGATTCAGTTTTATATCCGCAACAACCACCAGCCCAGCCACTACACGAGCTTTGACGCCAAGACGCTCTACTTTGACTCGTTTGATTCTGGGGTTGAAACCACCTTAGTGAGCAACAAGGTGAGTGCATTCGGCATCAGCAATCCTCAATTCACTGTGTCAGATGGTTTCATTCCCTTGCTGCCCGAGCACATGGTCCCGCTTCTGCAGGCCACCCTGAATGCTGCAGCCCATCTCTACTTCAAACAGCAGGCCTCCAGTTCGGATGAAGTGAGAGCTCGCCGTCAGCTGGCCCAGGCCCGCAACCGCGAATCTACGCTCACCCGCGATCACTATTACTCCAATCGATTCGGACGCCGATGAAAACCCCAGACGTTGACACCACCGCCCCCAAGTCACAGCAACTGGCCATCACAAAGTTTGGTAAGCCGCTGAGCATTGAACGGGGACCAGCGGGCTATCTATTCCAGATTGTCATGTCTGGTGGTGGGTCAAAGTCTCCGACGCTTGAGGGGCTATTTAGTTACCCAGAGGCAGTGGGTGCTATTAACGCCTACATCAGCCTGGGGTATGCTAAGGCCACTCCTCCGCTTAAGAAAGTGGGGCAGGCTGAAGCCAAGCGACTGGCAAAACTCGATGAATACCCTGAAATAATCCTGGACTAATCTGATGCCAAGGCCCGTACAAGACAAAGCTTACACCACTTTCCTCAATGGCATCATCACAGAAACCACTGGGATCAAGGCTCCAGAGAATGCTGTGGCTGACATGGACAACCTGGACCTCAACCCCAAAGGCATTGTAAAGCGCCGTCTGGGCTTGAAGCAGGAGGTGGGAGGCGAGACTATTGATGATCGGTTTGACACCTCTCGGTATGTTACATGGGCCAGCTCCGCCTTGAGCGGGCCCTATTCTGTCCTGCCTACGGTGGGTGATAATATTGCCTACCAATCTGACAGGGCAGTAACAGCCCATCTCTGGCCCAACCCCAATGGCCGGACAGACCTCAACCTGCTGGTAGTCCAAATCGGCAATGCCCTCTACATCCGAGATGCTGATCAGGAAACGATCAGTGCCTATTTAGAAGACCCCTCCCGGCTGGCTGAGAACTTCAAGACGTTAGACCATCCCACTGAGGGCCTTGTATTCAAGACCAGCAGTGTTGTAGCCGCCCGCACTCCGCTCCAGTCCGCCGTTGGTTTTGGTCGCATTTGGTTTACCTCCCCGGCCGTGGTTCCGTTCTACTTGGAGTATAGCAAGAACGACAATGGACTTGTCTGGCTTCGTCCTGTTGGCTCAGCTGAGAACAGTGTGGCTGGCTTTGGGGACTACTTTGGCAAGCTGCAGATGCGGGACTATAATGGCGTAAAGGATTTCCTGCGCATCACGGAGAACCCCACGACCATTACTCCAGAGCATATATACAACCTGCAGAACCAAGGTTGGGATCAGGCTGATCACATTGCAGTGTACTTTGCTGATCAAAGTAACTACCCTTCCAACGCCCAGCAGTGGGTGCTCGGCAAGGATGCGAACGATGACTTTGACCCCTCTCTGTTGGTGAAGCAGGACTTCGGAAACAGTCCTGCCCCCAAAGGCAGAGCAATTATCGATGTCCTTCTAGGGGACAGGGGCACAGCCTTTGATGATCCGTTTGATGATGTCGTCCTGGACCCACCTCAGAACGAGCCCAGCAGCACTGGCTTCCGCACTGTGGCGTTCTATGCGGGGCGGTTGTGGCTTGCGGGTGATGCCAATGCGTCTAGGCCGAATGGTGTCTATTACTCCAAGACGATTCGTAATGTCACGGACGCAGCCGTCTTCATGCAGGAGAATGATCCCACGTCCGAAGAGTTTACGGATTTGCTGGACACAGATGGTGGGGTGTTCTACCTCACCGAAGCGGTCAAGATTCAAAAGTTGGTGCCCTATAGTGCTGGCTTGCTGGTGTTTGCAGAGAACGGTATCTGGTATGTCTATGGTGGTAATGGAGGCAGCTTCACGGCAACCAGTATTTCACTAGAACGAATTAGCACTGTGGGCTGTGTTGGGGCTGGAACAGTGGTGCAAACCGAGCAGGGCGTGGGCTTCTGGTCTGAGAATTCCATTCAGATGGCAACCCTTCCTTCCCAGGGTACCGTGCCTGTGGTAGTCGATCTTGCTAGTGAGAAGATTTTTAGTCTGTATAGCACGATTCCCCTGAAGGCCAGGGCCAATGCATCGGGAGTATTTGATCGAGGCACTAAGAAAATCATCTGGTCCTATCTGTCATTCGATACGGTGGGAGCCACTGATCAAGCCTGCTACAACCGCATGCTAATATTCGACACCCGGACAGCGGCTTTCTCTCGCTACTCGTTTGTGGTTGGGGCTTCAATAGGCAATCGCTACTACAACGGCGCTGCCATCCCACTGAAGGCAAAGGTGACGGTGAACGGTGATGATGTTGCACTGTCTATCAAGTTGCTCCTACTGTGTGGAGAGGAGGACAGGATAAGGGTGGGCGAGTTGGCTGGGGTAGACTACCATGACTATGGTGGCACTCTGGCGGGGCTTCCGTCAGATATTCCTCTGCAGAACTATGACAGCTTTTTGCAGACACACGACGAAACATTGTCGGACCTGCAGAGGTACAAGAACACCACTTATGTGCATAGCTTCTTTCGTCGCACAGAGACGGGGTTTGAGTTGTCCGGTGATAGTTTGGTAGCTATTCATGAGAGTGGTTGCCAAGTGGTGGCAAGGTGGGATTGGCACAACACAAGTAGTGGTGGACGGTGGTCTAGCCCACAGCGTGCCTATCGCTACCGTCGCCCATATCAACCCACGGACGAGGATGATACGTTTGACACGGGCGAGAGTTTGGTGTATACTAAGCTCAAGGTTAGAGGGAAAGGCCGTGCTGTTTCTTTCCGCTACACCTCAGAGGAAGGCAAGGACTTCCAACTCCTTGGCTTCAGCGTAGCCTACTCCGCTAATGGTGTTTGAATGACCGGTACTATCGTAGCCCACAGTGGTGAGTTTAGCGTGGTGGCCCAGAAGTTGGCCACACCAGCAGAGCGCTTGGGCTACATAGACTGGGTGGAGCAGCAATTGCTCCAAGAGGTGCAGGCGCCTATGGCCCTGGACCACAACCTTCTGGATGGTCTTTACACCCGGACCATGATTGCACCAGAGGGCACAATGCTTACTGGGGCCATTCACAAGAAAGGCTGTCTCACGTTATTGATGCGGGGCTCTATCTCGGTCATAACAGCAGATGGTGCTGCTTTGATGACTGGCCCTTTAATTTTTCAGGCAGCAGCCGGAGTGAGACGACTTGGCTACTGTCATACAGAGGTGGTGTGGGCAACCGTCCATGCTGTCCAGTCCACTAACCTGGACGATATTGAAGCAGAACTTTTCGAGTAGATTATGTCCGCATTCGTTGCAGCAGTTGTGGTGGGCGCCGCCACAGCATATAGCGCCTACCAAGGCTATGAGGCCGGGAAAGACCAGCGGCGAGCCAATCGTTTAGCTGCCCGTCAGGAAGCTGTGAGAGGCCAGCGTGAGCGAGCCCAGGCCCTACGTCAAAACCGAATCAATGCTGCCACAATTACAGCGGGCAGTGTTGCCAGTGGACTTGGTGGGAGCTCAGCAGTGCTTGGTACGCTCGCAGCCCAAGGTAGCAATCAGGCTAGCAACTTCGCCTTTGCTGAACAAATAAACCAGCTAAACGCTCAGCGCTCATCCGCACTTGATGCCGCCGGCCAGCACGCATCCAACGCCGGCATCGCAGGTGGTGTGGCAAACATTGCAGCCCTCGGCTTTAGCTATGGTGCCGCAAGTCGTCCTGCCCCTGCTGCCAACCCTGCCTAAGAGGAACCTATGGCTCAGCCTTTTGCTTTCCCCACCCTGCAGCCTGAAGCGCTCGGTGGTGCATCCCTGTTCACCACACCTCTGGCGGAGAACATCCCCGACAGTTACAGCGCCGTGCCCCTCACCACGCCAAAGGAAGATGAGGCAGCTGCATGGCTATCCGGTGAGTTGCCCACGGGGGCTCAGCCTGGACTTGCTACCCAATTGGGCAATGGCTACCTGGAATCGGAAACGGCCAAGCTCCTGGGGGAGGAGGTTGTCCCTGTTGATCAGGTGGTGGGGATGAGCCAGCGGTATGATGTCGGCGATAATGCTGACGTTACCATGGCCGTTGTGGACAGTTTGAAAACCGGTAGTGCTCCGGTGGATAATGCTGTGTCTAGTCGTCTGGCTTGGCTTAAGCACCGGGATGCAGCCGCCAAAGATGGCATGGCTCGGATCAATCAAGTTGAGTCCGACATGTACACCCGTGTCGAAGAACTGTCGGGTGGCGGTGGCCTGAGTAGTGCCATCCTCCAAACGGCTTACACGACCAACAGCTTTCTTGGGAGCATGGTGTGGCCGGACATGCCTGTCGAGCTGGCGAACATCGCCCGTACCTATGTCCCCAATAAGGACTGGACCCAGTATGTAGACCGGAAGACTCTGCTTACTCAGCTTGGGAATGAGCTGAAGATAATGCCGGAAGACCGGCGTCGTGCTGTGCTCGATGAAATTTCCCTGGCAGCCGACAAGGCCGGTGGTACGATTACGGAAAATCCGGTAGAGGCCGCGCGTCTGAAGCGTGAGCTGTTCTCTACGATGTTTGAGGACTACTCCAATTGGTCTAACGTCCTGCAGGTTCTGGAGCTTGCGGCGCCTGCCCTCACCTTTGCCCCCGGCATCGGTGTGTCTGGTGATCTTGCGGCGTCTGCCGCTCGTCGTGGTGCCCAGCTCAAAGCTGCCGCCAAGACCACGTTCGTCACCCCCCAGCCGACCATTGGAACGGTGGCTGCACCCACTGGTGGATTTGTGCCTGCCGCTCAGCGGGCAGAACAGCTGGTGGCCGCTGGCACGGAGGTGCCCGCTGAGGTGTGGTCAGCTGCAGCTAAGGATGTGGTGGCTGGGAAGTATGGTGAGAAGGCCCGGGGATCATACGCTGTTACGCCAACCAGCGACGGCGTGACGATCACCACCAAGATTGGCCCTAAGCCGGGTGTCGGTTACGGTACACAATATTATGCCGAGCAGCTCGCTGCCAGTAAATACCCTGGTGCTGTGGTGAAGAAAGGATCAACGGGCTGGTTCATCCATGTTGATGACAAGCTGACGGTGGCTGACTTGCTGCCGAAAGCCCCTTCTGCGCGTATCCCTGAGGTGGCATCTGGCACTCTTGCTGATGCGGCCACCTTCACGATTCAGGGGGTCCGTACCAGCCTGGAAGCAGCAGCCTCCGAGTCGGGCGATGCACTGCTTACGGCTCGTGGGACCACAGCAGAGGCCATTACTGGCACATCTGTCATGCCGAAGATTGGCGCAGGCAATCCTGCACTTGACCCCTTCGGCAAGCCCTACCTGGATGAAGCATGGTTCACTCCTATGGCAGCGGATGATGCCAAGGCAGCCATTGCCTCCGGTTTGCAAACCACCTTCCAGAGCCGTCTGGCGAACACCGTCTTGGGAGAGGTCAACGAGGCGGGTGACTACGCCTTTACGGCATTGGTGGGGGATGGTAAGGGAGTGGGCTTCACAAGCCCCAGGCAGGCCCTGGATGGTGCCTTAGATGACATTGGAGTATCAGCCGATGCCGTCATAGAAGGTGATGTTGCTGTAGTGGATGGTGCTGGCGTCCGTGCTACCTCTGCCCAGCTGAGTGGTGGAGCCCAGGCCCCTGGCCAGTGGTTCCTTCAGTTCAAGGGCCAAACCCAGAATCTCAGGGCCATCTCCTCCAATGAAGATTGGGTACGTCGCGCTCCGTGGGCTCGCCAGTTTGCAGGTGCGGAGGTAGAATTTACCCAGCGCTTTAACCGGCTTCGGGGTGTGGCACAAGTAAGATCGGATCAGGCTGCCGTCAAGGCCCTTGATCTTCGTGCGAAGTATGACGCCTTGGTCCCGTGGGCGAAGAAGAAAGTTTTGTCCGCTCTTGAGGTCGCAGAAGGTCGCCGTGTTAACTGGAGCTTCGCTGATGCTCAGGCATATGGCCTGAGTGCTAAAGAGGCAGAGGCCTTTGTGGACATCGGGCGTCTATCTAAGCTTGACTTGGCTGTTCAGAACTTCAATGTTCACCAGCGGCTGACGCAGATGAATTTTGCTGAACTCACTGTCACAGGTGAGCGCATCATTGGCCGTGTCACTACAGACTTCCCTCGTAGTAGCAGCATGCTGGACCTCACCACCGGCAAAGCCCGTGGCTGGAAGCAGGGGGATGATGTCTGGGCGTTCCTGGAGCCCAGCAAGGGCGGTCATAGCTACGGTATTGTGCCGGCAGGTAAAGCCCCCCAGGTTAAGGCCCTCCCCCAGCAGCTGCTGCATGAGCACCCCGGCTACATGCCGCGTAAGAACAAGTTTAGCTACCTCATCCAGAGTCAGCAAGCGGGCGCCGTCCTGTACGGTGCTCGCTCTGCTCGCGAAGCTCGTGATGTTGTGGCCCGCCTTAGGGCCCAGGGCGTGGCCGATGCTGAATCGCGTCTGGCGTCCGAGATAAGTGCGGATGGCAGTATGGCTGCCCTTGGTGACGATGTTGCTGCAGCCAAGGCCGATGGCATGTTCTACAACAACCATCGTCGCCCCACCCTACTGACGGACTATAATGGTCGGGCTCGTATCACCAGTGTTGAGGATGGCATTGCCACCCTTACCAACCGAGTCGCCACCAACTCCGGCATTGGTCGCTTCTTGACCACCGTCATGGACCGGGTGAATGCTAGTGTCGCCCATCTTCCGGGGGACATCAAGTTCTCCCCTGGTGCAGCCACGCGTATACCGGCTGGCATGCAGTTGAGTGAGGCGTCATCAAAGCTCATCTATGATGGTCAGGTGCTGACCAAGTATGTGGAGAACGTGATGGGCATTACGCCCACGCAGACCATGCCGATGCTACAGCGTGCCCGTAACGCTATTGCTGGCCCCATCCTGGATGTTGGTGGTGCTATCGCCAGCCCAGGTAGTGGCGTTGCGGCAAGGGCTGCTAATCAGGTGGCTGATGTGGCCTATTGGCTGGGAGAAAACATCTCTGGTCTTCGCGCATCGGTGACAGATACCCTGCGCACCGCGACATTCTACACCATGCTGGGTACCAACTTCCTCCGTAACCCTCTGACTCAAACCTCCATGATCCCCCACTACTTGGCAGTGGAGGGGGGCTTTAACTACGCCATCCGTGGCTTGTTCGCTCGGGACATGACTCAGCTGACCAGTGCCATTCTTTCTGGTGGAAAAATACCTGGGGGTAGGTTGCATACGCTGTGGGAAGCCAGTGGTCTACAAGCGGGACTCAAGAGTCATGTACTCACCCTCAACACCCTGGCGGACAACCGCTCGGCCAGCAGCTCTATTGCTGCCCGTATGCTGAAGGGGCCCTTTGATGCAATGAAGCGAGTGGGGTTTGATGCCCCTATTGCATTGGATAAGATTGGTGCCTTCTTGGCATCGGTGAGGCGCTTTGAAACGCAGAACGGCCGGTTGGCAACCACTGCCGACATTGACGAGATTGCCACCTTCACGGATAAGCTCACGCTCAACCCCAACCGTACTGGTGTGCTTCCTCAGCAGAATGGTGTGCTGGGATTGTTCACCCAGTTTGCTGGTCACCAGATGAAAATGTCTGGTCGGCTTCTGTTGCAGGAGCCTGGGTTTACCAAGGCAGAGCTTGGCCGTATGGTGTTGTACCAGATGGCTACGTTTGGCATGGATGGTGTGCAGATGGGCCGCTTGTACGATCAGTGGTCTGGTGGCGAGCATCCCCTCCCTCCGGCTGTCGAGAGCTTGATTAAGCAGGGCATGTACGGCAGCCTGATTAATGAGATGGCTGCATTCGCAGTGAACCCAGGTAATACGGCAAAGGATTTGATCGACGGGGAAGCCCCCCAGCAGGTCAATGTCTCGGGTAGTGTGTCCCCCATCAACTTTGTGGGACCGAATATCAACGCCCTCACTTCCATGTTTGGGTATGCCGTTAGCAGTGCGCCCACGTTCAGCTATGAATCCGAGTTACCCGGCATTGCTGGCACTGTGTCAGAGGCATTCCACAGCACGCCTGCGGGTGGGCTGGTAGGCAATGTGGCTGATGTTGTGAAGTTGGGCTTCTTGCTCGGGGGTCACTTTGATATGCCACCGATTGATAAAGCTTGGGCTGTAGCTGAGGAGGGGTTTCGCAAGTGGCCTGTCACCAACAACATGATGAAGGCATACATGCAGGCCCAAACAGGCTTGGCCTATGACGGTAGCAATAGCCCGGTGGTTGAGGTGAGCCGTCACGCCGCACTGCTTCAGCTGATGGGTGCCAAGACTGAGGACCAGGAGAAGGTAGCATACGCATGGTCCAATGAATTGCATAGCAGCACGGCAGCTGGCGGCTCTGGTGGCATTGTCAATGGTATTCAGGACA